ACAAGATAACAAAACAACAAAAAGATTTATATCCAGCTGTATATGGTTACGGCAGTTTAGAACAGTTGATGGCAGATCCGTCAAGATTTGGTGATGATCCAGAAAATCAAAAAACTCATTGGGTTCATTTTAAGGATAGAGATGGAGACATAAGGTTTGAGTCTTGTACGGAGGCTTTTTTTCATTGGTATAGGAATGAAAACAGAAACGAAGAGAGAAGAAACTTTAGAGAAATGGAAAGATGTCCAATCTCTATAGATCAAATGCGTGAAGATCATGACTTTGAATATGTTGATAATTCTTACTACGAAAACCAAGAAAGAGAAAGAGAGCAAGAAGTTAGCGATTTAATTTGGTCCTTAGTTTCTGAGTTTGATCCAATAGATCAAGAAATCATTAGGCTTTATAACGAAGGCCATACTGATTCTTATATTAGTCAACAAGTAAACATGCCAAGAAGCACAATTCAATGGCGAAAACGAATGGTAATTGAACTTTTGAAAGAAAAAATGAACAAAATTCGCTAAATCTTGGCAAAACGATAATCGACTTGCCATTAACCATTGAAGGGAAAAAAACTCTTCAAGAAATGGAGGATTAAGAATGAAAAAAGAACCAAAAGCTGATAAAGCGGGCATCACCAATAAAGATTTAGTTGAATCATTACTTCTTATAAGTGAAGCCAGCAAAACGTTAGCATTAGAGGTTATGTTGCTTCCAAAAGATGAAGCAGCAAAAGGGGGTGATGTCGATGGCACAGGGACCAACGACACACAGTAGAAAATACAGCCCCAGCAAAAGTGGTACTTGGTTAAACTGTCCACTCAGCACCCTATTAAATGATGGAAGCAATCAGGAAGTAAGTCCTCAAGCAGAGTTTGGAACACAATGTCATGAATTAGGCTCGGCACTAATTAGCAAATCATTAAAGCTTATTGATTATGACAGTGAGATTAAACCAATCGATGATCTTATTAAGGATCTGGACATGTATACGCCTGATATGCAGGAGATTGCAGATGGTTATGCTGACTTTGTTATTAACACTTTTGAGTATGAAAAAAACAAATCAGGTGAAGAGCCATTAATTGTAATCGAACAGCAATTAAAGATGGACTTTGATGAGGATGCAAAAGGAACACTTGATTGTGGAATTATCTCAACAACAAATGGTGGAACACTTACAGTTATTGACCTAAAAACTGGAAGGATACCGGTGAATACTTTTGATGAAGAGACCGGCCTATTTAATAGCCAACTTGGAATATATGCTCTTTACTTTTATAAGGCATACAAAGATTTATATCCAATTAAGAATGTAAGGCTAGTTATTTATCAACCAGTAATCTCAAATACAAATGAATACGAAATGCCGATAGAAGATTTGTTAGTATTTGAAACTATGGTTTTAATCCCTGCTGTTGAAAGAACAAAGGTTGAAAACCCAGAGGCTGTTCCAGGTAAATATTGTGGTTTTTGTTCAGGCAAGGCAGTGTGTGCAAAAAGAGCTGAAGTTAACTTAGAAACAATCCAGCAAATGAATAAAGCAATAAATCTATTAACTGATGTCGAAATTGAAGCAATATTACCAAAACTTGATGATGTCATTAAGTATGCAGAGGATTTAAAAGAGTATGCATTAAAGAAAGCGATGAAGGGACATAACTGGTCAAACTTCAAGTTAGTTCATTCACGTGGTTCAAGAAAGATTACAGATGAAGAGGCAGTAATAAAGATTTGTAAAGAAGCAGGAATTGATCCGTTTACTGAGCGCAAATTAGCTGGGATTACTGAACTCACAAAAAGAATAGGTAAAGACAAGATTAACGGTCTAATAGGTCCATATATAAATATGCAGGCTGGTTCGATTGTCTTAGCACCAATAAGCGATCCTCGAGAAGAGGCAATAATTAAAAACGAAGGAGAATAATAAAATGTTAAAAATTATTGAAGGTAAAGAAAAGAGGCCATTAAAAATAGTTATTTATGGTCCAGAAGGAATCGGTAAATCAACATTTGCCAGTAAGTTCCCAGATCCACTATTTATTGATACTGAAGGTGGAACAAGCAATTTAGATGTTAGAAGAATCAAGTGCAGCAAGTCATGGGATGAGTTGTTACTAATTGTTAAAGAAATTATTAAAAACCCTACAATTTGTAAAACTCTCGTATTAGACACTGCAGATTGGTCAGAAACAATGTGTATTAATGCAGTCACTGAAAAGTACCGAAAAAATAACATAGAAGATTTTGGCTATGGAAAAGGGTACACATATTTACTTGATGAATACACGAGATTATTAAGTTTATTTGATGAGCTTATTGAAGTAGGAATAAATGTTGTTGTTACAGCTCATGCGAAGCTTAGAAAGTTTGAACTACCAGAAGAACAAGGTGCTTTTGATAGATATGAAATGAAGTTAACAAGACAAGTAGCACCAGTTATTAAAGAGTGGTGTGACGCATTATTCTTTGTTAATTACAAGATTTATGTAGTTACAACAGAAAATAATACCAAGAAAGCTCAAGGTGGAAAAAGAGTCTTATATACCACTCATAATCCAACCTATGATGCTAAAAACAGATTCGATTTGCCTGAGGAGTTAGAGCTCAAATTCGAGGCAATTGCACACCTTTTTGAAGGTCAAGAGAAACAAAAGAAAGAAGTAGTTGATCCAGAAAACATTAGTGGCATGAGTGCAGTGATCGAAAGACTAAACAAGATGATCGGCGATGCACAAGTGTCAGAAGCTGACTTACAGAAGGTAGTAGCAAGTAAAGGTCATTACAAAGAAGATGAACCTATCACTAATTATTCAGATGAATTTATCACAAGATGGATCATTCCAAATTGGGAAAAGATCGTAAAAACAATCAAAAATAAAAAAGGAGAACAATAAAAATGATTGAAAACAATAAAGATTTATTAATAGATTGGGACGACACAATCGAAACAGATGGGCAGGAGTTTGTATTACTTCCTGATGGTGAATATAACTTTACAGTCACGAACTTTGAAAGAGGAAGATTCCCTGGTGGGGCAAAGATTCCTGCATGTAATAAAGCAACTATTACTGCCCAAGTAGAAACACCACAAGGAGTGGCAATTGTTAAGTTTGACTTGCTTTTATATCGTACTTTGGAATGGCGTATTTCAGCTTTCTTTAGAAGTATTGGTCAGAAAAAGCATGGTGAAAAATTAACTATGGACTGGAACAAAGTAGTGGGCTCAAGAGGTAGAGCTTACTTTAAACAAAGAAGTTATACAACACAAAGTGGTGACGAAAGAAAAACAAACGATATTGACAAATTTATTGATTATAAAGATGAGTTCTTCTTGGAAGATGATCTTCCATTCTAGGAGGTAAAGGCGATGATTTTAAGACCTTACCAAAATGAGGCAGTTAATGCAATACAAGCAGAATGGTCTCAAGGAAACAAAAAGACTATTTTAGTCCTTCCTACTGGAACTGGAAAAACCGTAGTGTTTTCAAAAGTTGTAGAAGAAGAAACTAAGACTGGAGACAAAGCTTTAATAATAGCACATCGTGGTGAGTTATTAGATCAAGCAGCAGACAAATTAAAAAACGTGAGCGGTTTAGATTCAGCCTTGGAAAAGGCTGAGTCAACAGCCGTTGGCTCACCTAAAAAAGTTACTATTGCATCAGTTCAAACACTATCACAAGAAAAGCGGTTAATGGCTTATACAAGAGATTATTTTAAGACGATAGTTGTGGACGAGGTTCATCATGCAATGAGTGACACATATCAAAGAGTATTAAATTATTTTGATAGTGCAAAAGTTCTAGGAGTTACTGCAACACCAGATAGAACTGACCAAAAGAATCTAGGAAAGTTCTTTGATTCTAAAGCTTATGAATACTCAATGCATCAAGCAATTAAAGATGGTTATTTAAGTCCAATTAAAGCACAGATGATTCCGCTTGAATTAGATATTCATGAAGTAGGAATGTCAAATGGTGACTATGCTGTAGGACAAATTGGTACAGCATTAGATCCATATTTAAATCAAATTGCACTTGAGATGCTTAAGTATGCAAAAGGTAGAAAAACAGTAGTGTTCTTACCTCTTATAAAAACTTCACAAAAGTTCTGTGAATTATTAAATCTACATGGGTTAAAAGCAGCTGAAGTAAATGGCGAAAGTAAAGATAGAGACGAAATATTAGCTGACTTTGAAGCTGGTGAATACGATGTTTTATGTAACTCAATGTTACTTACTGAAGGATGGGACTGTCCTAGTGTTGATTGTATTGTAATTCTTAGACCAACAAAAATAAGAAGTTTATATCAACAAATGGTAGGACGTGGAATGAGACCATTTGAAGGTAAGAAAGAATTACTATTACTTGATTTTCTATGGATGACCGAACGACACGACTTATGTAGACCATCTGCACTTATTTCTAAAGATGCTGAACTTGCGAAACGCATTGATAAGAAAATAATGGATAAAGAAAGTGGTATCGATTTACTTGCTGCAGAAGTTGAATCTCAAAACGATATTATTAAAGAACGTGAAGAGGCACTCGCAAGAGAGCTTGCTGCAATGCGTAGAAGAAAACAAAAATTAGTAGATCCTATTCAATATGCATTTTCAATTTCTGATATTGATTTAGCAGACTATGAACCAACGTTTGCTTGGGAGATGGGACCAGTTAGTGAAAGACAAGCTAAGTATTTAGAAAGAGTGGGAATTGACTCATCAGTTGTAACTTGTTCAGGAATGGCAAGCATGCTTATTGATAAATTAATTAATAGACAAAACGAAGGATTAACAACTCCAAAACAAATAAGAACATTAGAAAAATATGGTTTTGCTCATGTAGGACTTTGGGACTTTGATGATGCAAGCCGAATGATATCAAGATTAGCAGAAAACGGATGGAAAACTCCAAGAGGAGTAGATCCTTATAGTTATCAACCTTAGGAGGAAATTAGATGAGCAATTTATTAGAGGCTTTAAAACAAATAGATGTGTCACAACTTTCGTATGATGAATGGATTAGTGTTGGTATGGCACTTAAAGCCGAAGGATATGATTGTTCAGTATGGGATGAATGGAGCCAAAATGATACTAGGTATAAAAAAGGCGAATGTGAAAGAAAGTGGAGGAGCTTTTCTGGCTCCTCTGATCCTGTATCTGGTGGAACAATCATTAAAATGGCAAAAGACAATGGCTGGGTTCCCATCACACAAGTAAATGGCGGTGTTATGGACTGGAATGACACGATTGAATATGATGGCGATGGAATGATATATGAACCAGAAAGTTCCCTAAGCCCAACTGAACAATTAATAACTTATCTTCAAATTCTATACAAAGATGATGAATTAGTAAGTTATGTAACAAGCGATGTTTGGCAAAATCCAGAAGGCGCATGGATGCCAGGTAGAGGTTATCATGATAGAACTGCAAAAGAATTAATTACTTCACTTAAAAAGTACCCAGAGGACATCGGTGCAACACTTGGTGATTATAAAGATGAATGTGGTGCTTGGATTAGATTTAATCCGGTTGATGGTAGCGGAGTAAAAAATGAAAACATTACAAGATGGTCATACGCTTTGGTTGAATCAGATGAAATGCCAGTATCTGAACAAGATGCTTTTTATCGTAAGTTTGAACTTCCTATCGCATGTTTAGTTCATAGCGGTAAGAAGAGTTTACACGCAATTGTAAGAGTAGATGCACCAAATGCAACAGAATATCGTAAAAGAGTAGAGTACTTATATGATTTTTTAGAGAAAAACGGACTAAAAGTTGATAAAGCAAATCGTAATCCTTCAAGATTATCTAGAATGCCAGGTGTAACAAGAAACGGTGTAATGCAAACTTTAGTTGATACAAACATTGGAAGAAAGAACTGGAACGAATGGATGGATTTTACTGAAGGAGTGCTTGATGAATTACCAGATAGCATGAACTTAGAAGATGCATTAAATAACAAGCCCAAAGTCCCTGATGAATTAATAAAGGGAATTGTCAGAGTTGGTCATAAGATGCTTATATCTGGCTCATCAAAAGCGGGTAAAAGCTTTTTACTTATGGAATTAGCGGTATCTTTGTCGGAAGGAATAGAATGGCTAGGTTTTAAATGCAAGAAATCAAGAGTCCTTTATATTAACTTAGAAATCGATAATGCAAGTTTTATAGATAGATTTGATGAAATTTATAAGGCTTTAAAAATAAAACCTAAGCACAAAAGAGATATAGAGATATGGACTCTTAGAGGTAAAGCAATGCCACTTGATAAACTTGTACCAAAAATTGTAAGAAAAGTAGAAGGTCAAAGCTATGATGCAATTATTATTGACCCTATTTATAAAGTTATAACTGGTGATGAGAATAATGCATCAGATATGGGAGCATTCTCAAATCAATTCGATAGGATTTGTAATGAAACAGGTGCAACAGCAATATATTGTCATCATCATTCTAAAGGAGCTCAAGGTTTTAAAAGAGCAATGGATAGAGCATCAGGTTCAGGAGTGTTCGCAAGAGATCCTGACGCACAATTAGACATGATTGAATTAGAACTTGAAGATGAATTTAAACAACAATACTTAGATAATCCTCGTGCAACAGCGTGGAGACTTGAAAGTAGCTTGAGAGAATTCGCTAATATAAAACCAGTTAACTTTTGGTTTGATTATCCAATACATTATGTGGATGAAAAAGGTTTATTAAGTAAACATTTTGCTTCTGGTGACCCAAGAGCAAATTTAGATAAAAGCGGAAAAAGAAAACAAACTCCGGAATCTAGAAAAGAAGAATTTGATAATGCGTTTGACATTAATAAATTAGAAGATGAAACATGTGAAGCGATAATTTTAGCTGAGTATTTAGGTATATCCGAAAGAACAGTTAGAGCAAGAGTTCAAGAATTTAGTGATGAATACATAACGGAAAAGGGAATTATTAGAAGAAAATAATGTCTGGCAGAAAGGAAAAAATGTGTTTTGCCACCAAATTTATGATAATTGGCAGAAAGGGGAAAACATCCTATATACCAGCTGGCAAAAAAACTGGCAGAAAGGCCTTATATATAGTTGTTGCCACAACCAGCTGACGCATGTTTGTAGGATAGGGCTTTTGAGCCTGCCCTATCCCAAACAAATGCCTCATCCGTCAGCACTAGCCTTTCTACCAAAACTAAAAACCTAAAAATTTAAAAAAGGAGGAAGTAATGAAAATATTTTTATTACTAGATCCACCAACTGTGACAGCTCAAATGAATAAAGTAGCGATTGTAAATAATAAGCCTGTTTTTTATAAATCCGAAAAATTAAAACAAGCAAGGAACACACTCATTACTCACATTAAACCTTTTAAACCAAAAACGCCACTTGCTGGTCCAATTGAATTAAAAGTGATATGGCAATTCCCAAGAGGAAAAAGACATAAACATTTAGAATGGCGAGTAACGAAACCTGATACAGATAATTTACAGAAGATGCTAAAAGATTGTATGACAGAGGTAGGATTTTGGAATGATGATGCTCAGGTAGTAGTTGAGCATGTTGAAAAGCTATGGTCAGATGAACCTACTGGCATAGCAATTGAAATTGAAGTATTAGACAAATTTAAGGAGGAACTTTAAATGGATAAAAGAGAATATCTAAGTAGATACCATGAAGCAGAGAAGAAAATCAAAAAACTTCAAGCTTTACACGATGAATATGACCGCTTGTCATTTAATGTTCCTGGATGCAATTTTGACCAGATAAGAGTGTCTGGGACAAGAAATCTTGAAGCTCCATTTGTTAAGTGGATCCACAAAGCAATGGAAGTTCAATATGAAATCGATGAATTAAGAAAAAATCTTGAAACTATCAAAAACGAAATATTAGATTGTATATCAGCTATTGGAAACTCTGAATACGAGAGATTGTTAATTTACAGATATATTGATTGGGAAAATTGGCAGGATATAGCTGATAAAATGTTTTATTCAAAAGCAACAATTAGGCGTTGGCATGACCTTGCGATAGCTGAAATTAAGGTTCCTGAAAAGTTGAGCACCGATGAGCAGTCGTGAGCACCCTTGAGCACTTGTGATATTGTCAAGAGCATGATATTATTAAAATGAGCAAAGCTGTAAAGAGATGGTTATTGCTTAGAATAAAACTATGGAATACTGGCTATAAGACCAGCCTAGAAACTTTTAAAGAATTCAGCAATGAGTTCTTTTTTTGTTTTTGCAGAGATACTTGTAGTATTCCAACTGGTTAACTATTACAATTTTTTTGTCGATATTAGTGGCAGTTGGAGAGATAAATATGAAAGGAAAAATGCTTGACACTTATGAACGTTGGGAAAAATCTGGACATCTAGAAACTAAATTAAAAGCCATAGCAGAAATGGTATCAAAAAGAGCGACCCAAAAAGAGGTTGCTGAGTTTTTAGGTATAACTGAGAAAACACTTATTAAATTAAGAAAGACTCATCAAAGATTAGACGATGCATTTGAGTTTGGTGATGAAGAGTTAAAAAACAATTTAATAGATGCAATGTATAGGCGAGCAGTTGGCTTTGAGTATGAAGAAACTCAAACAGTCATTGAAGAAACAAAGACTGGACAAAAGAAGCGTATAACAAAATTTAAGAAGCAGTCACTACCAGATATTGCAGCAATTAAGTATTTACTTATTACAAAATTTGGTATTGAATTTAATGAAAAGAAAACCGAGATCGAATTAATGGCTAGAAGAATAGAAAATGGTGAGGAGGAATGGGTAAATGAATATAGTGATGAAACAAATAACAGAACTAAAGGAATACGAAAACAATCCAAGAAATAACGAGGCGGCAGTTGATGCTGTTGCTAAAAGCATAGAGGAATTTGGTTTTAAGGTTCCTATTGTTATAACAAGTGAACATGTGATAATAGCTGGTCATACAAGACTAAAAGCAAGTAAAAAACTAGGATTAACAGAAGTTCCTTGTATTATTGCCGATGATTTGACAGATGAACAAGTAAAAGCATTCAGACTTGCTGATAACAAAACAGCTGAACTTGCTACTTGGGATTTTTCAAAACTTGAAGATGAATTAGCATCAATCGAGATGGATATGTCATTATTTGGTTTTGAAGATTTAGAAGAGGAAGTGCCAGATAACGCAACGGATGATGATTTTGATCCTGATAGTGAAATAACTGAAACGCCATACGCTAAAAATGGAGACATATTCGTACTTGGTGACCATAGGGTTATGTGTGGTGATGCAACTGATGCATTAGATGTTGAAAAGTTAATCCAAGACGACATAATTGACCTCACATTTACAGATCCGCCTTACAATGTGGACTATGAAGGAACAGCTGGTAAGATTATGAACGATAAGATGGAAGATAACACCTTCTATCTTTTTCTTTTTAAGGCATTTGAAAATATTTTTAAACATACAAAGCCAGGTGGTGGTATTTATGTATGTCATGCAGATACAGAAGGGCTTAATTTTAGAAATGCATTCAAAGATGCAGGGTTCAAATTATCTTCATGTTTAATATGGGTAAAAAATGCTTTAGTGCTTGGAAGACAAGATTATCACTGGAGACATGAGCCTATTTTATACGGATGGAAAGAAGGAGCAGCTCATTATTTTATTGACGACAGAACTCAAGATACTATCTGGGAATATAACAAACCAAAGAAGAATGAAGAGCATCCAACAATGAAGCCACTTGAATTATGTGGAAGAGCAATTTCAAACTCATCAAAAGTTGGTGAGATAGTATTAGACTTATTTGGTGGTAGTGGATCAACCTTAATAGCATCTGATCAACAAAAAAGAA